AATCATAAATGTTTCAACAAGGTCTTCATCGCCACCCAGATGCTGCAAAAGATCATTGTACGTTTGATTTGCTTTCCCAATCTCAATAGTCACATGCGGCTGGCCCTTTGCATCGCGTAGGGAGAACACCTGCGCCCTGCCATCCAAGATAGCGTCAAGCCCTCCGTGCCCATAGCCGCCTTTTCGGGCATAGCCGCCAACAGAATGCCCCATTGCGTCGCCTTCGTATTTCAGGGCTTCTTGCAATGCGGTTGTGTCAGTCTCCCCTTCTGGCATCCGTATCTGCCGCCATCCCAAATTTGTGTCTGGGTAGTCTTTCACAACTTGAACGGCAGCGTTGGTAGACTTAGCAAAATTAGCTGCGGCTGCTTGCTCGGCACGATATGCGTTGATGTTGGCAACATGCTCAACCATTTGTGGCACGGTGATCTTGTCCAGCTTGGTTGGATCCAGCCGCAGGGCCGGTGGCAAGTCGGTTTCTATGTTTGTTGAATTGCGCAGCTCGTCAACGAGATGATCGAACGCAAGATTGTCGGGTGTAAAATCCCTGTCATGCATACTATAAACGGAAGTTTCTGGCGGTATTTTGAACATCCAATTTGGCAATTCAGTGCCCAATGGCGCTTCGTGGTCCAGAATTTCTGCAGCCGTGTGCGCATTTATATTATAATCTGCTGCGTTCTCCCACCATCTTTCCGCTGACCCCATAGGCGCTACGCCCTCCTCTGGGAACCCTGCATTTCGCCTGGCAATTTGTTGCCTGCGGTAAGGATCTTTATTCATTTCATATTGCGAGGGGGTGTAGTGTAAAGGCTCCCTATATCCCAGGCTATCCAAAGCCTTTCTTGCATCGTTCAGCTCCAGCTGGGTTGTCCCTACCCGCGTTGCTCGCCATGCCGCTGGGTCACGAACCCCCTCTGGCAAAGGCCCAGTGCGGTAATTTTCAACCTTTGCTACCAACGCATCAATTTTTGCTTGCTGCGCGGCGAGCCTTTCACTTTGTTGAGCAGGCCACTGCGATGCCATCACACGTATCGGATCATCTGGCGTTGCCATCTCGTTGCGCATGTACTTGGCAAGATTGTTGTTAATCCAGTTATCAACTGAAGCCGATGCTTTGTGCCCCCCAATATAACGGTTAAGCATCTCAATTTGGTCGGCATTTAAGGACGTATCTTCCTTGAGCACTTTTTCAAGTTTCAATAACCTTTGAGCAGGTGTATCCCCTACAATCGTAGGAGTCAGTAGCCTTTCCAACGCATTTTCTGGCGCTTCACCTGGCAACCAATTGCCGCCTTTGTTTTTGACGGCCATGTTGAGCACCGGAGGTTGTGATACCCCCGTACTTCCACCCACACCCCCGGCAGCAGAAGCCACCAACTCTGCCATCGGCGAGTCAGGCATGAACTCCCGAGCACCCGCCGCAGCTGCCTCGGAGCCGCCATAGGCAGCGGCCTCACGCCCCAGATTAGGGAACAACCGAGGCAACCCCGTGGCCGCAGCACTGATCGCCTGCTCGCCTCGGGCAAACGGTAAGAGGTTAGCTGCCACACCGCCAACAGTGTATGGGTTGTAGTTGTCAACACCCAGCGCCTGCTTGACACGCGGAGCCACCGGCGTGAATTCGCCAGCATCGTAGCCCATGCGGTTACCTAAGTACTTTGCCCCCATCTGCGCCAGATCGCCCAATCCAACCGTCATGTCAACAAGAGAGCCTACGGCGGGGCCAGACACGTTTTCGTAGAACGAGCGGTTCACGTCGCTAGCCGCAGACCCCAAGGTGTTTTTCAACCGACGCAACATGCTCGGGTCTACTGACCCTCCGTCTGCGTACTTTTCATTCAGTTGGTCTAGGGACACCTCACCGCCATTGGCAAAATTCTCCCACGGGTACTTGGCATCTTGAGCATTGGTCAAAAGGTCCGTGCCGCCTTTTATCTCCTCGCCTCTCACCAGTCTTCCTCGGGTGCCTTGCTCGTCTATATTGCCCAAGTTGCTCATAATTGCGCGCTTAGCTTCTTCGCGGGATAGCCCCTGCTCTGCCAAGTTGAACCCAAACTTGTTGTTAAAATAGTCAAGGTACTCTGACCGAGGATCGCCCCCGCCCATCTTTTTATTAAGACCTTGGTACAACTCTTTAGCCTGAGCACCTATCTTGCCCAGCGTGCTCTGTCCTGCGTCATACGCAAACAGGGCGTGGTTAACGGCGTTAAACACTTCTTCATCGCCTTTGATACCCGTGTTCAGTCGTGTCCGCTTGGTAACGTCCTCGGGAATCAATAGCTGTACCCGATACTGATCCTCAATTAACCCTGCGTCGGCCATTTGATTAGTGAGGTCTGCCGCTTCTTGGGATATAGCGATTTGACGCTCGTTGTCAAACCCAAGAGCTTCTGCCCCCCTTTGAATAGCTGTGTCTATTAGCCCGCCGCCGCCATACGTATTGACCGCGCCACCCTCTGCCCACTTCACCTTGTTTGCCCAGTACGCGGGGCTGCTCTGGCCTTTGGCAATGTTCTTGCCATGCCTTGCCTTAAACGACGCTCGCTTGGCCTTCATGCGCTCGGACTCGCCCGCTTTGGGCTTGCCCGCCGTGCTCGCACCTTGCTCGCCAAAGCGCAGGATCTTCTCCTTGCCGTCCACTTTGGTCTTCACAATGTGCGACTTGGTCGGATGGCTCGGGGTGCGCCTTGGCTGGTTGAGCGGCAAGCTGTCCTTGTCAACGCGCTGGGTCATTTCTTCTTCCTCGCGGCTCGCATGTTGTCAACCAGGTTGGGGTAGGGGCGACCTTCTGCCTTTGCTACGGCTTTGGCTGCAGACTTAGCTTTGGGCGACAATGCCTTGCTCTCGCCAAGATCGCTAGGTCGCTTCTTATCCCACACTGGTTTCTTAGGCTGCATACGGATTTATCCTCGGCTGAGACTTGATGAGCGGCTCGTCAATATCACGTGCTTGGGGCAGGTTAAACCAGCCGTCGTTTTTAAGATAGATGATCGCTTGCGTGAACGTGTCAACATAGTCATCGTGCTCCGCAACGGGGAATTTGCCAAGCTGTTTCAGGAACGCTGTGGCCCAGCTCACGGGCTGGCCGGGATTCTTTTTTGACTCTGGCACCCACAGCAACCCCAGCTCTAAGGTGGGGGCGGCTTGGTGCGCACGGGACACTTTGTCCGCGTTGCCTGGATTATACCCAACCGCCGGCACTTTTGCTAAGCGTAAATCTTGCAGGAGTGACTGACCACTGGCCTTTGCTTCGACCAGGATGCGATCCGGGCGGCGGGCGCGTGAGTACGGCGAGTCCTTCGTCATGCCTCCGTATTCAGTTGTCCAGTCCTTCACGGCTCGTGCGCGCAGGTCTGGATAGCTCAGGTGTTCATCCCAGGCATCAATCAGCATCGCGTGGCGCTGGCCTTGGTGCGTGAACACGGCCCACACAGTGCAGGCGGTGGGGTCGCCGGTGGTCTTCTCTGTAAACGCGCAGTCGTAGGATTGGAGGATGTACTCAAAGGAGGGCAGACCCGAGTCATGCGGCCACAGTTCAAAAAAGTTGGTCTTGAGTATGCCGCCTTCGCTCGGCGCAGGGTCTTGCTGCAGCTGGCCTGCCGTGCCGTAGACACCGAGGAGTTGCTTGAGCGTGGTGATTTCATCCGTGCCAAACCGAGCGGGGCAGATCAATTCGTTTTTGATTGTGCGCGGGTCGTACTCACCCAGCTTTGTCCGTCGCGCCTTGCCGTCCCACTCGGCGGGGATACAGATATGCTCCCAGCCCTTTATGTCATTGAGTATGTGCCCGCTGATGTCCTGCTCATGCAGTCGCTGCATCACCGTGACCATTGCGTCCGTCTTGGGGTTGTTAAGCCGCGTAGACCAGACCATGTCAAACCACTCAAGGTCGGACTCCCGCATCACCTCCGACTGGGCGGCTTGAGCACCGTGCGGGTCGTCAAGGATCAACCGTGAGCCACCCTCACCCGTAGCCGTGCCCCCCACTGACGTCGCAATTCGGTAGCCGGTCTTGTCGTTCTCAAAGCGCTGCTTGGCGTTCTGATCGCCGGCAAAAGAAAACATATGCCCCCACCGCTCCTGATACCAGTGAGATTGCAGCAACCGCCGGGTTTTGAGATTGTCACGGGTGCTCAAGTTGCCCGAGTACGAAGCACACAAGAACTTCTGCGCTGGGTCAGTGAGCCACTCCCACGCCGGCCACATCACCGAGACAATGGTGGACTTACTGTGCCGGGGCGGGATGTTAATTAGCAGCCGGTGTATCTCCCCCGCGCTTACCGCTTCCAGGTGCTCGCATATCGCCTCGATGTGCCAGCTCTCGACAAAGGGTATGCCTGGCTCAACCACGTGCCAGCTTTGCTTGACGAACTCGTACAGCGACGCTGAAGCGTCACGACGCCCCTGCTCTCGCTTGACCAGTCCGAGCATCACCGCTGGGCTAATGGCTGCGCTCATGCGTTACCGCTAACCTTAGCGAGCAACCGGCTCATGTTCTCCAGCTCGTCATCACTCAGGTTCTTGAGATCAACCGCTGTAAGCGTGATTGGTCCTCCCCCCGCGCCGGTGTGCTCCTGGGTGATCTTGTCGCCGTAGATCTTCGGGAGCATCTTACTCAGAATCCATTTGCGTGTGTCTATCTGCACCCTGGTATGCGCGATGACGTCGCTGTTGAGCGGCATGAGCATTTGTTTAAGCAGGGGTTCGCCTTGCGAATCAAACATCGGCTCGCCGTCTGGGTTAAGTTCTTGTACCGTGACCCACTCGTGCGTCTTGTCAGAAAGTGCAACGATTTCATCAGCTAACATCAGATATCCGATTTCGCGTGCGTGCGCGTAATCCTTACCCACGCCGTTAGGATCACTCCTCACCCACTTTAGGAACCCGGCGACAGTGGGCATACCTGGATCTGTTGTGCAGATATTCTCTAGAGATCTGCCATTTTGAAGCTCGGCGCAGACGTGTGCGCAGACCTCGGCGTGGTTATACTGCCTGGTTGTGGGGCGCGGAATGCCTTTGCCGTGTTGATTTTTGGTCATTTTACTGTCCTGTAACGAGTTTTGTTTATAGTAACACCTTCTCGCATTCGACCCACCAATAGTGGTCGTCTTTCATTTTCCTGTACTCCCAAAGCCACCATCGCCTCGCTCAGTAGTGCTCAGTGCGTCTACCTCGACAAGCTCTACTTGTAAGACCGGCATGATTACAATCTGCGCTACGGCTTGCCCCTTGCGGATGTAGTGCCCTCCACTTCCTGCGGTGTACGTCAGGCACAGCTTGATCTCGCCCCGGTAATCACTGTCGATGACACCGACTGAGTTAGCCAGCGCCACACCTGCTTTGCCTACGCTTGAGCGTATAGCCACCAGCCCTACGTGGTTCATCGGTATCTCAATTGCGATACCAGTCCCGAGCATCACTGATGCGCCTGACGATACAAGCACGTCGGCGTCAGCGTACAGGTCTAGCCCTGCTGAGTTGGGAGAGCCTCTCGTTGGCGTGATAGCAGTAGTAGTCAGCTTTTTGAATTTCATTTCCCACTCTCCCGCGACCGCACGCGACCCACGTGCTCGCCAGACTTATATCGCTCCGTCAACTCGTCACCCACCCGGTTAACCCCTTGCAGTTCCCTGATTTTGGCATTCAGTGCCAGCTCTGCTTCTATGCTTGGCAGCTCGTCTTTAAACCTGCGCCTGTCCTCCCTTATCGCCGCACCCGCTAGTGCAAGGCCGGTCAACATGGTGAGGGTTAAGCCTACGAACAGTATTAGTGCTGTCATCATATCCGCTCCTGCGCTGCGCTCTCACCGGCCAGTGCAAAATACGCCGCACCATCTTCATAGTTGTCGGCTCGGTAGCGGCCCTGCTGTGCCCTGACCATTTTCAGGCAGGCCATGAACAGCCAGCCCTGCTCCTCGGTGAGCTTGCTCTCAGTCAGCGTGTTGAACATCGCCACCGTCTTGCCCATGCTGCGTTCGCCCTGCGGCTGGTCGTATGTCGCTGCGCGTTCTTCCATGTGACCGATTGCGGTCTTGAGTATTTGCGGGGCAGTGGGTATTGCTGGCTCTTGCTTTGGCGAGTGTTTTTCGCAGTAGCCTGATGCGTCTTTCGTTGAATTCAAGCAGCCGCCTACTTGGCAATAAACGTAGTGCATACCTTCCCCCTAAGCAGCGCGATGCGCAGCTGGATTGCTGTTGTAAGTATCTCGTTGCGCCAGTGTCGGCAAGCGCAAAGGGCGGGGCCACGCGGTGTCTTTTTCTTGTTTGCTACTGACAGGTATACCCGCGACAGGGCGTACTGCGCACGTGCCACGTTCAGCCAGCCGCGTAGTAGTGATATCGTCATTTCACACCTCGATAAAATATGTGGTCATTCACTGTAGCTACAACGGAGCCACTACTCGCCCAGTCAGGATGCACACGTTTAGCATGGTAGTGCGTAGCGTCTCCGACCACAGGGGCACTGCGCCCCTCGTACACTGCCTGCGCTACACGCTGCGCGGAGTACCACGCAACGCTATCCGTGTCCGGCTGGTCTGACTTGCCGTCACAAAAGAAAGAGAACGCGCACTCATGGCGAGTCTCCCCACCGTCGTACACGACGCTGCACGCGTCAGACGGGTAGCGCGGGTCGTGCATCCGGTTAATCACCACCTGCGCTACGGCAAACCTGCCCTCGAGCGGTTCGCCTCGGGCCTCCCAGTACACTGCCATTGCGATGCAAAGCACTTCGTACAGCATCATCGCATCCTCCTTAAATTTCTATTAGTCTTCTGGGATGGTAGAGACATACTCAAGCACTCCCTCCGGGTCGTCCAGCCATACGATGATCGGTGTGCCTTTCCCTGCGTATAGTCCAACTATGTTGAACTCCATGAACTCCATCGCCTCTTCCGCAGACATGCCGCTTTGCTCAGACAACAAGGTTAGGATGCGATGTGCGTCATAGACAATTTTGTCGTCGGATGCAGTCACGCCAATAATGGCGTCATCAAGCCCAT